CTGAACTTCAATCAGTCACAGACGTACCTTTAGCCGTCGATTTCATGGAAGAATTATTTCTCGACGCTTACTTTCCCGACAAGTCTTTTCTAACACACTGTCAGCAGTCCCAAATCGGAGTTTCCTCAAAATCAATCGAGGCTTGGATGAGAGGGCAAGGCCAAGATGTGTTGAAGAACGTTAATACAACATCACCCATATGGGAGAGAGAGATAAACAAGTACAAGTTTTCGAACAAACGTAGTGTGAAACCAGCTCTTGATCGTACCGCCACCACTGAGTACAAAGCAGCTCAGACCATAGCTTTCCTCGACAAAGACATTAATGCCATATTTTGCCCTGTGTTTAGGCACGCCGCTGAGAGGCTGATGGCAGCTCTCCACCCTAGATTTAAAATATTCACCCTCTGCACACCTGAAGAATTCGCCGATGATATGTCTCGTTTGATGCCACCGGCCTTGGCTAGAACCTATGAAGCCCTCGAAATAGACATCTCCAAGTACGACAAATCTCAGGGTGAAATTTTATTTGAATTCGAAATCAGGCTGTATCGACTGCTGGGAGTGCCTGAGTTTTTACTGTTTCTTTGGAGAAAAATGCACGAAGATTCCATCCTGAAAGATTATGATCATCGATTTAGCGCTCAAGTTCAGTACCAACGAAAATCAGGAGACGCTGCTACCTTCTTTGGTAATACCGTAGTGCTTATGGCGGTCATCGCTAGCCTTTTTGACATGAGAGACGTGGAATTCGGTTGTTTCGCCGGCGACGACTCATTACTGATAGGCAGAGGACTCAAACATGACAGATCCAGCATGTGCGCAGACATATTTAACCTCGAGTCAAAGTTTTACAGTTATGAATCCTACTATTTCTGCTCCAAGTTCGTCGTCCCTGTGAGTGACTTCGTTTGGAAGTTGGTCCCTGACCCTGTTAAGGTAGTAGACAAACTTGGGAGGCGGGATCTGCGAGACCCGGAACACGTCAAGGAATATGCTGTCGCTCTTAAAGATCTCCTCAGAGTGTATCTTGACCAGCGCATAGATTCACCTTTATCCGCCGGAGTCACTGAAAGGTACAAAACTCCATACTTGGACCACAGCGTTTGCTTCTCTGCCATTGCCAAC